ATATACCATAATATGGGACGAAGAAGAACAGGACCTAGATCCTTTAACTTGTCCGTTCTGTGGGTACGAAGTAGAATCAGAGGAAGATAGTGAGCATGACATACCAGAAGAAGCAACAGACGATAGTTGGAATTGATTATAGTTTAAATAGTCCTGCAATATGTATAGCAGATGACAATTTTGATTTTAAAAAATGTTCTTTTCACTTCTTAACAAGTAAAAAGAAATATATTGGAAAATTTGGTAAAAACATATTTGGTTATGAAATTAAAGATTATAACACACCCATTGAAAGATTTAATAATATATCTATTTGGGCTTTGGATATTATTCACAAACACAAGCCTAGACAACAAACAGCTCAAGTTTTTATTGAAGGATACTCATTTGGCTCAAAGGGTCAAGCAGTATTTCAAATTGCTGAAAATTGTGGGTTACTCAAATACAAATTACATATGTCACCATCAATACTCTACGATACTATTGTACCTAGTGTTGTTAAGAAATATGCGTCAGGTAAAGGTAACGCAGATAAGCAATTAATGTATGATAGTTTTACAAAACATACTAGAGTTGATTTAATGAAAATGTTTGATATGGGTAAATTAAATAATCCTGTTACAGATATTATAGATAGTTATTATATAGCGAAAGTTGGTAATGAAAATAGCAGTAGTCACAACATTTAATCAAAAGTTATACGATTATTATGCTCATAGGTTTATGAAGACCTATAACTGGCCGTTTGATTTATATGTATACCATGAAGGCTGGCACCCCATACAAGAAAATGTATTTTTTAGAGATATACATAAAACCAATCCAGAAGTCAAAGAGTTTATTGAAAGAAATAGACATAGAAATATTAATAGTACAGATCCTAACGATCACAGTAAAATTATACCAGGCACTAATTATAGAAATGATGCAATAAGATTTTGTTTTAAAGTATTTGCTAAAACTCATTTAATGCTTGATTGTGATTACGACTATGTATTTTGGGCAGACGCAGATATAGTATTTAAAAAACCTATTACAGAAAAAGAAGTCATAGAAAAATTTTTACCAGAAAACTGTGCCATATCTTACATAGAAAGACCTACATATTATAGTGAGTGTGGTTTTATAGGTTATAATCTAAAAGAACCTATAACAGAAAGTTTTATATATAATTTAAGACGTTACTATACAAAAGATTTATTGTATAATGAAAAAGAATGGCACGATAGTTATGTGTGGGATTGTGTTAGAAAAAAATACCTACGAGGTATTGAAACACACAACTTAGCGCCTAGGATTGATAAAGTCGGTAATCCTTGGCCAAATACTTTTATGAGTGAGTATTGCGATCACTTAAAAGGTAAAACTAGAAAAGACGCAGGAGTGATGTTAAAATGAAGGCAGGAAAAATTTGGGGACAAACAGAACTCATACATGCCAATGGTGTGTTAGAGTTTCATAGAATAGAATATAAAAAAGATGTTGCTTGTTCTAAACATAAACATGAATTTAAATGGAATGGTTTCTTTGTAGAGTCAGGCAAGATGATGGTAAAAGTTTGGCAAAATGATTATGATTTAGTTGATGAAACTATATTAAACGCAGGTGATTTTATGAGAGTAAAACCAGGGGTCTTTCATCAATTTGTAGGATTAGAGGACGGTGTAGCATTTGAATTGTATTGGGCAGAATTTGACCACAACGACATTAAGAGAGAGTCAGTAGGGCAACATGTAAATAAGGAGTTATAATGACTGATAGTGATGAAAAACAAAGAGGACTAGACGCAACAATGGAAAATGAAGCAATGGCACCGAGTCCCATGGTTCAAATACCTTTAAAAGAATATGATAAGTTAAAAGAAAAACAACATTATATTACAGATAAAAGTTTAATTGAGTATATTGATAAGATAGAGTTTTTTGTAAAAGAGTTAAGAAAACATATTGTAAGGACGGATATATAATGATTAATGTTTTTATAGGTTATGATAAGAATGAAAAGGTAGCATTTAATGTATTATCTTATAGTATATTAAAACATAGTACAAGACCTGTTGCTATAACACCTATCTATCTACCTAATATAAAAGATAGTTTCATAAGAGAAAGAAGTAATATAGAATCAACAGACTTTTCTTTCAGTAGATTTATTGTACCACACCTAATGAACTATCAAGGTTGGGCATTATTTTTAGATTGCGACCAATTAATGTTAGGTGATGTAGCAGAAATATGGCGATTAAGAGACGAGAAGTATGCTGTTCAAGTTGCTAAACATGATTATCAACCACAAGAAGAGAAAAAGTTTTTAGGTGCTGTACAAACAAAATACGTTAAGAAAAATTGGTCAAGTGTAATGTTAATGAATTGTGATAAATGTAAATCACTAACGCCTGATTATGTTAATACAGCAACAGGTTTACAACTTCATCAATTTAAATGGTTAGAGAATGACGATTTAATAGGTGAGATACCATTAGAATGGAATTACTTAGTTGATGAACCAGGTTATCCTGTAAAAGAAGGTGTAAAAAATTTACACTATACAAAAGGCGGACCATACTTTAAAGAATATAAAGATTGTGGTTTTAGTAAAGAATGGTTTGACCATTTTAATGAGACAACAGTAATTGATATTTAATGAAGCGTCCTAGTTTAGCAATATACACAACAACTACTGTTGACTTTGGTTATAAACAAAGTTTATTAAATGTATTCGGTGTACCTCTACAAAAAGATCCTGATATAGAAAAAGTTATATATCATAATACACCTAATATGATAGATACAACACATAGTTTAATTTTTAACTTTCAAAATCCTGACAGTAGAAAAGAAGTTAAACCATTAAGACCTGGTTTAGATTTAAGAATTAGTGTATTTGATAAACACAAAGACGATGGTAGAATATGGATGTTTGATAGTGATGTTTTAGTAGCTTACTCTAAACATCATCAGGATCCTAAAGAAACTTATGTCAGAATTGCTTATGGTAAAATATATCCTAATGTTGCTAGATATTTTAATCAAAAATCAGATAGTAGAAGGTGGGATCGAATAGCACATGAAAGAAATATTAAATTAAAAGATTATGAGGGTAATGGCGAACAAATTTATATTTGTTGTAATAGAGGTAGTGCTGGCTATTCTGGTTTAGGTGTAAATGCTGCTGATTGGGCAATAGAAACTGCCTTAGAATTAAGAAAACATACAGATAAACCTATTGTCATAAGACAACACAAATCATCAGGTTATCCTCAATATATGGCAGACTATCAAAAATTAACTGAGTTTGCTAGTGGTAATCATAAGATAACAATTCATAGTCCTAAATTTAATTTTCCTGACTTGTTAGAACAAATAAAAAAAAGTTATGCTGTAGTAGTGTTTACTTCAAGTGCTGGCGCACCAGCGATAATAGAAGGCAAACCTTTATTTGTATGTAATGAAACAAGTTACCTTGCCCCTATGAATTGTGGCAAACTAAATATGATTAATAAACCTGAAATGCCTGATAGACAACAATGGCTAAATAATTTAGGATATTCTCACTGGAATTTAAACGAGATAAAAAATGGTGAGTATTGGATTAGAGTTAGAAAACAAATATTGGATGAATTAAATGGATGAGAGTTTACCACATGTAAATAAAGGAAGACCTAGTTGGCGTTGTGTTGACTGGTCTACTGAAAAAGCAAACGATAGATTTTTAAAAGGCAAAAATAGATACGATCCTTATATCTATGATTTTGTAATTGCTACTAATGGTGTTTATATGCCAGACGAACAATTAGATTTAAAAAAAGATGATAGACCATGTGTGTTTAGAGGATTAGGTAAATCACCTCATATAAAAGAATGTATTAAAAATAATATAGATTACATGTATATTGACACAGGTTATTTTGGTAATGAGATAACTAAAATATGGCATAGAGTTGCTTATAATAACTTACAGACTTTACATCATTTACAAATGTTTGAAGTACAACAAAGAATAAAAGACCATCTAAAAAGAATAGACGCAAGATATTGGCTAGAAGACAGATTTAAAGACGTACATGGTGTTGATTTTAATAAATGGAAACCATATCAAGCAAAACGTGGTAAAACAATATTAGTTGTGCCACCTAGTCAAAAAGTTTTCAATCATTTTGGTGGCAGTGCTGAAAAATTTACAAATGATTTAATTGAAGAAATCAAATCATATACAGATAGACCTATTGAAATTAGACCTAAAGTAGGTAGAGATCAAAGAACAAAATATACTGTACAAGATCAATTAAAATCAGGTAAGTATCATTGTATAGTAACTTATAATAGTATTGCTTCTTTAGAAGCAATTACAGTAGGTATACCAGCACTAGTTACAGGACCTAACGCAGGTTCTTTTTTGAGTGAGAAGGTTCTTTCACAAATAGATAAACCATATTATCCGAATATGAAACAGTTAAAAGATCACGTTTTCTTTTTAACAATGTGTCAATTAAAATCAACAGAGTTTAGAAAAGCTGAGGCATTTAAAGTTATACAAGCTTTACAAGGTGATGTAAAACCAAATAATGATTTATGGCGTATAAAAAAAGGTATGATGTAATGAAGATAGTAGTAGCAGGTAAAAATCAATGTGCTGTAGATGTTCACAAATACTTAGTAAACAATTATTCAAAACATGAAATCATAGGTGTTTGTAATTCAGATGATGATGTCAATGATGGTTGGCAGCCTTCTTTTAAAAAGTATCTATTAAAGAATAGATATACAGAATATAGATTAAATGATTGTTATGATTTAGAAGATATGTTATTCTTCTCTGTTGAGTTTGATAAGATTATTAAAACAGAAAATTTTAAGTCAAAGAAACTTTTTAATTTACACTTTAGTTTATTACCTAAGTACAGAGGTTGTCATACTAACTTTATTCAATTGTATAATGGTGAGAAGTATAGTGGTGTAACTTTACATGAGATAGATAATAGTATTGATGGCGGTCCTATCATATCACAAATGAAATTTAAAATTAGAAGAAATCATAACGCACAAGAGAACTATGTTAGATTAATGAACACTGCTGTTAAATTATTTAAATGTAAGATAGAATATATTATAGATAATAATTATAAATCTAAACCACAAGATGAAAAACTTGCTGGTAAATATTACGATAGAAAAAGTGTTGATTATAAAACAATTAAAAGTATGGTTGTTAAACCTTATAATTTAGAAACACATAACAAGTTGAGAGCTTTGATATTTCCTGCTTTTCAATATCCGATTGTTGAAGGCAAAGAAGTAAAAAGAAGCATTTTAAAGAATGGTAAATTTGTATGCGAGTTTGTTTAATAGGTTATGGATATTGGGGCAAGAATTTAGCCAGAGTATTCGGTAAAGATTTAGTAGGCATATGTGACTACAACAAAGATAATTTAGATAAAGCAAAAGAACTTTATGACGTTAATTATTTTTCTAGTTGGGAAGAACTATATCAAAGTGATTTAGAATATGATACTGTTGCGATTGCTACTAAAGCAGATACTCATTTTGATTTAGCAAACAAGTTTTTATTAGCAGATAAAAACATATGGATAGAAAAACCTGCTTGTATTAATACAAAAGATATATCTTACTTAATTAAAATTAGAGGCGATAATAAAGTTTTTGTAGATCACACATTTGTTTATCACCCAGCAATACAAAAAATCAAAACAATAGATATAGGTAAACCACTTTACTATGATAGTCATAGAATTAGTTTAGGTTTATTTCAAAAAGATGTTGACGCTATATTAGATTTAGCAATACATGACTTATCTATTATAGATTATATCTATCCTGATTTAATATTAGATGATAGAAGTATAATTAAAAACAATCATATAAACGATAAAGCAAATCAATCAATAATTAATTTAAAATTTACAAATGGGTTTACTGCCATAATAAATGTCAATTGGGTAAGTCCTGTTAAGAAAAGAGAAATAATATTTGCTGGTTCTAACTCATCTATAATATTTGATGACATATCAGTTGAAAAAGTAAAAGTATATGACACAGGTGAAATAGGTGATGACTATAATATAAACTCTGTTAAAGGTTATAGAAACATAGAAATACCTGATATGATAGAGGCATTATCACAAGGTTATGAAGAATTTAAAAACAGTGTAAAAGAAGACAGACAACCATTAACATCATTAGAAAGATCATTGAAAATACAAAGTTGGGTAGAGAAGTTATGATAAAATATTATGACATGTCATTAATTACTAACAGAGTAAAAGATTATATGAGAATGGATTTTGATAAAATATTAAAAGATAATAATTTCATATACGACACAACAGATTTTGAAAGTAGATTTAGACAGTTTACGGCTGCTAATTATTGTGTAGGTGTATCTAGTGGTACGGCTGCTTTACATTTAGCACTAGAGGCGATAGGTATTAAACCAGGCGATCAAGTTGCTACTGTATCTCATACATTTAGAGCAACAGTGGCTGCTATAAAATATATGGGTGCTGAACCTGTTTATGTAGATATAGAACCACACTCCTATTGTATGGATCCTACTGAATTAAAAAAGACATTAGAAAAGAACTCTGCTATTAAGGCAGTTGTAGTTGTTCACTTGTATGGTAATTCAGCAGAGATTGAAAAGATTGCTAACATATGTCAAACTCTTAATGTAAAACTAATAGAAGATTGCTCACAAGCACATGGTACTTTAAAGAGAGGTAAACATGTAGGTACTTTCGGCGATATAGGTACATTTAGTTTTTTTCCAGGCAAAGGTATAGGTGCTTTCGGAGACGCAGGTGCTATTATTACTATGAAGAAAGAATATAGCGATTATATTAAAGAAGCAAGAAGTTGGAAAGAAGATGAAATAGGTTATAATTATAGAATGGCAACGATCAATGCTAGATTTTTATATCATAAGATAGATCATTTTAAAAAAGTATTAGAAGAAAAGAGATCAATAGCAAAAAGATATGATGAACATTTTAGAAATACTTTAGTTAGACCAGATGTTAAACATAGTTACCACATATATTCTATATTACATCCTCATAGAGAAAGAATTATGCTATATTGTAAAGAAAATAATATAGAACTTAAATGTCATTATCCTTTACCTGTACATAAACTACCAGCATATAAAACTGATAAGTATTCATTACCTGTAACAGATATTATTTCAGAGCAACAAGTTAGTTTGCCAATATATCCAGGTGTAGATTGGGAAAGAGTTGTTAGAGTTATTAAAGAATACGAGAATATATGATTGTAAATTTTATACCATTTTTTAAAAGAAAAGATTTTGACGATGGCGTTGTTGAACCAGATGAAGTAAAACACTTTAATAGTTTTGGTGATTATGATAATTACATTAATTGTTATCGTGCTTCTATGAGGTGGTGGCATACACAAGAAGAAGCAAAGTTTTATATTGCTAGTGATACAAAAACAAACGTTAACCCTTTTGAATGTGATGAAAATTTTAATATGATAAGAGTAAGTGGTTTAGAAAAGAAAAATATAATTGAATCTAAAACTATAGCAGAGACACATGTATTTAATGAGGCAGATGTAGATGGTCCTATTGTATCAAGTGGTTGCGATCATGTAGTAAACGGCAAATTTAATAAATGGATTGATGAGAATGATTTTGATATTGCTATACCTTTGAGACGAAAAGCAAAAGTAAATAATGCTCTAGTCATACTAAAGAATAGAACTAAAAATACAATTGATTTCTTTAATCATAGACTAGAAATGTTTTATAAACTTACTGAAGAAAGTAGAGCATGGTATGGCGATCAAAAAAGTTATGAGAGTATATTTTTTGAAAACGGTGTATTGACTAAAGGTATAAAAGGTTCAGGTAAATTAGGTTTACATAACATTATGGGTTGTAAAGTTTTAACTATACCATATGGTGGTGATGTATTAGGTACAAATGTTGATGGTCAATATTTCTTTCCTAATGCTTTATTTTACGATTATAAAGGTGATAGAAAACATCAATATCAAAGAGGATATAATATGGCAAAAAGTAGGTATGAATATGAAAAAAATAGGTAATTATTTCTTTCCAGATACAGACACACACTTTGAAAGGTGGGTATTAGACGGAGAGTATCAGAAAAAACAAAGAGACGAGTTGTTTCTTAAAATGAACAGTATTAAACCAATCAAAAGAATATGTGATATAGGTGGTCATGTGGGTACATGGTCAGTACCTATGGCTCAATATAAAGATACAGAAATGATATATGCTTTTGAACCTAACGAAAGAGTTAGAGAATGTTTTATAGAAAACACACTACCATTTAAAGATAAAGTTACTGTATATAATGTGGCGTTAGGTAAAGAAAATGGTAAGGCGTTGTTAGATATAGAAGAAGATAACACAGGTAACACTAGAATTAAAGTAGTAAATGAGACTGATTTAAAAACAATAGAAGTAAGAACATTAGATAGTTTTGAATTAAAAGACATTGATTATATGAAGATAGACGTAGAAGGTTTTGAATTGCCTGTATTACAAGGTGCTGTAAAAACAATTAGAGAAAGTAAACCTTTTATACACGTTGAAATGAAAACAAAAAGAATGTTAGATAAAAGAGA